AAATCTGCCTTTAATGACCAGAAATCAACAGCACTAATTAATTCCTTATTAACAACATCAACATCACATCTAGAACCTTGTGTTCTATTGAAGTTGATAAAGTTTCTATCTTTAAAATCATTTGCTACAAATCCAGTTTTGAATCTGGTTAATCCATCAGCATCGGTAACTTGTAAAGATTTAGTATCTAATTCTAAAGCAGTAAGAGAAGTCATTACTTCTAAATTAGAAACTCTCTTTTCAATTTTACCAATATCTCTCATGGTAAAACGTCTATTATCATATAACCTGATCTTTGGACCTTTTACAGGATCATATAAGTAAGGTGGAAGTGTTATCTGTGCTACTTCCATAGATGGACCAACTTCTGTAGGTGGTGCAGGATTATCTGCAGAAACACCTTTAATTAGTTTTACCTCTTCAAATTTATTAATAACTAATTTGTCTATTCTAGGTAAATAATAAGTATATCCAAGAACAGAACTTTCATTTGGAGCAACAACATATTTTGTTATTGATTCAAAAGTTCTAGCAGAGAAATCAAATGGCGACTTATTAGTTGTAACTGCTGGATCAAATGGATTAACTCTAGGTCTGAAGTCTAAGATATCAGTTCCTCTATCTAAAGATATATGAGGAACATCATTTGTATACCTATCCTTATTATATGAATTTGCAGTAAATAAATCTCCGCTTTCTGAACTTTGAGTCTGATAATAATCAAATATAACTAACAATCTATTAGTTGGAGGTGAAGAATTTTTCTTTCTAACAATTTTAGAATAATCACTATACTGCTTCTTATGACCTTTATCTAAAGTGTAATTTGAAGTTCTATCTGTGTAATTACCGTTTGTTATACCTTGCAAATTAGTTTCAATATTGGATTCTTTAAATGTAATCGTTTCTCCTTTAGAGAAAGTATTGTCATTTAAATACACATACTCAATTTCAGTTGCAGATACTCTATTAACAACTTGTCCGATTGCTCTACTACTCTTACCAACAATCTTTTCACCAACAACAGTATTCGTATCTAAAGCAAGTCCAGAAACAAATGTTAGTTTATCAAGGGAAGGGATATTTGTATCTTTTGACTCGTATATTGCATGAATATTAACTACATCAGGAACGTTTAATGAAATATCAGCATCTTCAACCCTTAATCCATAATAATTACTTGCGGTAAGACCACTATTAGTAGATACTCCTACTTGTTTTGTTATTTCTACTTTGCTACTCCTAACAAAATCTTTTGATTTTGTTATTACACCAACCTTCTTCAAAGTTACATTTACAGTACAAGCAGTACTTGCAGTTAATCCACTAAACGAAATATCATTACCATTATTTGTTATAGAAACTTGATCAGCACTTAAGGTTTCTGTAGTTCCATTATCATAATGAATAGAATATCTTTCTTCATCAAATGATTCAAAGAAAGCACTACTAATCCCAGAAGAAACATCTAATGCTGAAGCACTACTAAATGATAGTGAACCTGCTGCTGATGTTGTTTTACCTGTTACTTGGCGATTAATAAGAAGTGTTGAATTTGAAAGATCAACAGAAGAAATATTTCTCTTAGGTAATCTACTGTATAAACCAGAGTTAGCAAGATTAAGAATCTTTGGATATTTAACCCTGAATATATTTGATGTAGTTAAACCAGCAATAATTACACCACTATTAACATTATCTACATTTGCAACAGGTGCTAATCCTAAAGTTGTTCCGTCAGCAGATATACTAGTAACTGTATTATAAGTTTGATTTCCAAAATCTGTAGAATATCCTACAACCGTGTCTGTTTTTACTCCAACTTGTCCTGCAAATCTTCTTCTAGGTGATTGTGCTGTTGCACTATTACCATTAGCAGCACCAGATACCGTTAATGGATCTACTAATGAGAAATTAGGTAATACTTTATCATATAAAACAGCATCAGCAGTGAAATCTGTCACTAAAGAAGTATTCAGTGTATCAGAATCTTGATGTACTGATTTAATATCGTCTGTTGTATATGCAGTAACAGTAATTACAGATGAATTTGAAGATTTTGTTTCTTCATTAAATATTAATTGCTCTCCTTGAATAAAAGATCCAGTTGTTTGAGATAAAATAAGTTCTGCTGGATTATGCCCAGAAACATATCCCATTGCACCACTACTAAGTCCTCTAACACGACTAGATGTTGGAACTGTAGTTGCGATATTTGTTCCAGGATTAGAAATCTGTAATACTGTAAATGTTTGAATATCATATAAATGAAGATCCCATTCTGTACTATCTCCACTACATTCTGCACCAGCAACGGCAAATGAATAAACACGAGCTTCACCAACCTTTGTACCAGAACCACTAGTTGGGTTAGCAGATGCAGTTTTTCTTTGGCTATAAAGAGATATAGTATTAGCAGTAGATCCACCAACATTAATCCAAGGAGTACCCTCAACATTATCAACCTTTAACATACTACCCATTCTAAATGGAACGGATGCAGTTTTTATTGTCTTCGTATCTCTTGGCTTATCTACATCTAAAACTGTAGTTCCTGGTAATGTTACATCAAATCCTCTAACATATGCTTTACCTGGAGACAACTTAACACACATAGTGTCTTCTGAAGGATCATTACCCTCATCAGTTTTTTGTCCCTCTACATATAAACCATTTGAACTAATTTCATCATTTAAAGAGTTTTGAATATTAACTCTAAATGGATTTACTGCATAGTTTCCTGACTCATCATAAGTTCTCTTAGCAAAATACTTTTTAATTTCAGAATATACTGAAGTATCTTGTAATTTTTTAATTTCACCATCTCTAACACGAATTAATTCTACAAAATTAGTGTCTTCAAAATCTAAAAGTGCTTTTTTTGCTAATTTAACACTTATTTTAAATCTATCCGCACCTGGAGCTGCATAGTTAGTGAATCCTTTAGCATTATCATTCAAAGAAGAATCATCATTTGCATTAATTACAGTTTCAGATATCTCAAGTCCAACTCTATATGATGGTTTATTAGAATATGGTTCTAATACTATAATATCTTTAGTGACATCTACAAAAGTTCCTCTTATAAAATATACACCATTATCAACACCAACAGCAGATCCAATATTACTAGGATCTTCTGTCAATACGGTTAAGATTGTTTCACCAGCATTTAGGGTGGTATTTCCATAAGTAATATTCTCTTCAAGTGTTAAAATTTCCTCACTAGGGAACATTTCACTTATTGAATTTATTCCAGACTCGTTATATTTTACAAAAAGAGTAATATCATCAACACCTTCATCTGGAGGTAAGATGTAATTTTTAATAGTACCAACTATTTGAGAATTTTGCCCTCTAACTTTAGTACCCTTACCGTTATTATTATTTACTAACGCATCCAAATATATTGTAACATCAATACCTAAATGATCTGGGTTTACCTTTACTGAGAAGTAAGTACTATCATACGTAACCCCACCAGGTATAACCATAGATCCTTCTTTGAAGATATGGCTTCCGAATGATTCTACCTGATTTTGTAATATCGACTGAAGACTTGTTAGCTCTCTTGCTTGAACTGGAAATCCAGGTTTAAACAGAACCTTATAAAAGTTATCTGCCTTATCAAAATCATCATAATAAGGACTTATATTTAAGTTAGTCTTTTGTGGCATTTTTCTTTAGAATTCCAGGATGATTTTGACGTCTTCTTTTTGTCTCTCATTACGAGCGATCAAAGGTCTATTGTCTAAGTAAACAATTTCCCCTGATCCTTTATTTATCTCTGAATTGGATAACCCATTTGAGAAGTTAACACCCAAATCAATTAACTTAGTTCCAGTTGGATTAGTTGTTATTCCACTAAACGAGGTATTGATACCTGCAGAGAAATTAGAACTATCACCTTTTATTGCATTTGAAGAATCTTCAAAAGAATAAATTCTACCAGAAGTTGATATTCCAGTATAATCTGTTTGATCTAATGTAGTAGTATAATTTAGAGATCTATCTCTAAAATACTTCATAACTTTTGTTTCTTCATCGTAAGATGCAACATAACCTTGAGCAATTTGCCCTGAAGTTAGTACCTGCGTTATACGCTCACCAACTTTTGGTGTAACGGATGAATCTGCAATAGTATCGAAAATAAATGCTTGTGTTGATGAAAATGTAGAATCGCTATAAGTTACTGCTGTTCCTACTTTAGTTGGATTCTTAACAATACCTACCTGTGCGAATTTAGTATCAGATGGGAAATCTTTTGTAGAATCATCAAATCTAGCATATATTAAAACCCTATCAGTACCCAATTCTTTGTAGATATCATATCCATGACCTAAAGATGGGGGTATAATTGGAACAAGTTTCGCTCTTTGGTTTGATGGATGAGCAGCATCTTGTAATGCACCCAAATCTACCAATCCATAACTATAACCACTTCCACCAGAACTAACAGTAGCATTAGTTATCTTACCACCAACTACATCGACTCTCGCCTTACCGCCAGTACCATCTCCTAGTATGTCAACTTCTTGTCCTAATCCGTCAGCATACTTACCACCAGATTTATCAATGTAAATATGTTTGATTTGGTTACTGTTTAATGAAGAATCTCCATTTTCTCTAACAGATTTAATTTGGGCATCTGTACTTGTTGACCAATTATTAGGAACAGTAATGTATTCTGTAGAGTCAAATTTTAATATATCTGCTGGAGAAACAGTATAAAGATACTTCCACACATAACCATCACCACTAGTACCTGCTCTAGAAGGTTCTAAATCAGTGAACATTGGTTCATCCTGAGAAATATTTCCAGTGGGATTATCACCACTAGAACCATTTGAGATACAAATATACACTTTAAACTCAGAGTTCATTACATAATAACTTGCCCCATATAATCTACTAGAATCGTTTATTGGACTCTGAGAACCTGCTTCAGTTGAATAATCGTCACGATACATTTCATATCTTTTACCAGCAGTCCAATCTATTCTTCTAACAATTCTTCTTATATTAGCAGAGGCAATTCTCTTACCAAACATCATAGTATCTCCTACATGAGCAGTACTAGAAAAACTGTCAAGAGGTTTTGGTGTAGAATTAGTTTTATTCCAATCACTAGACCTACCATACCCTACTTGGACACTAGGGGATGGCGTTCCTGTTGGATTTGACAATCCAATAAAAACATAGTAAGCATTTTTATCTGATTCTACTGATTCGACAAAATTGTTTGCGTTTAAAATTCTAAACTGATCAGTAACAATTGCTGGCATGATTATAAATTAAACTTTTTTTCTTTATTTATAGACATAATTTTATAGTCCACTAACAATTCTAATAGAACCCGTATTTCGTAGTCCAAATTCAGAATTTAAACCACCATAATACCTTCTTTGTATTGTTGGGTATGTTGATAATCCAGAATCAACTGTCAATCCAGTAACGCCTATTGAAATTGGTGAAGTTGATCTAGTTCCATTATATATTCTACCCCAAGATATAGTTCCTAACGAGGTTGTCAATCCAATATTGGTTATATCATAGTAACCAGTTTGAGCAAAACCAGTAGTATTAGTTGTGCTTAAAATATCACAGGTAATTTCTGCTCTAAAGTCACTAAGTTGTGAGAATGTATGAACTTTGTAGATGTTATCTAAGAAATGTGTTCCAATAGCAACTACACTGTTATCATTTCCATCAACAGAAGTAACTCCACTTCCTATTGTGGTATCTTTTATTAATAAAGGATATCCAACTGCTAACTTATTAGCATTTGATTTGTGTGAAGTAAAGAAGAACTTAAGTGCTTTAGTTCCTGCACCACCAGAACCTTGTACGGGAGAAATTCCAGTAATAATACCAGTGTAACCTTCAACATTATCAAATGAGGTCATCCTCTCAGTTTGATATAGAGGTCTCTTAATAATTACATGTGGTGGATTTGTATGAGTATATCCTAATCCAATATTGTCTATTGTTATGGAATCAACTTTACCATTTACGATGTTAGCAGTTGCTTCTGCGAATGTAGAAACTCCAACCTGTGCATATTCATTCTTAACAGTTGTTCCAATACCAACTCCTATTGGTGCTGATATTGATAATGTAACTGCAGAACCAACATAACCACTACCAGATTCAACAATAGTCAATGCTGATATATCACCTTTAGCGGAAACAGTTGCAGTAATCGCTGCTGCTACAGAATTGTCAGATGACATCAATAATGCATCTACTGCTGTGATGTTAACATTGTACCTATCATCAGTTCCTAATGCAGGGTTGGTGTCATCTTCATAGAAGAATGATTCTGCATCATCAACAAATATTCCACCACTAGCACCTGTACCAGAAGAAGTAGATACATCTCCAATAACCTTTGCTGTTGGATATATTTGTGGTTCAATAATTTCTCTTGCTTTAGAAATTAATTCACCCTTAATAATCTTATCTTCTTTCTGTTTTGTCCAGTCAACAGGTTTAAATGTTGTTTCATTAATACCTTTTCCTCGGTATAATGTTGTCTCAACAAGATCAGAACCTAGAATATCTTTGATAATTCTATCATTTTCTTGATCTATAGTATCTGTAAATGCTGGATTTCTGGTAATACGAATATCATCACCAATTTTGATAGTTTCATTGATATTAACTATCTCAACATCAATACCATCTTGTCCTTTGTAGAAGAATACATCAACTTTATCTTCTACTGATGGTGCTTCTGTGAATGTAAACGTAGTTCCACCCTCAAACTGATATGCAACATTAGGAGTCTGCATAACACCATTTACAAATATTACTAGAACTGCATTTAAATCAATTTGCTCTCCTAGTAAAGATTCTTCATCAATTTCAAAACTTAATAATTGTCCATTACGGAATAGTGGGAATCTCTTTCTGGTTCCAGTTTGCATAGGTGAAATATCATCTATGAAATCTAATTCACCAAACTGCCAAGCAGAGAAGAAATCGTTAAATGTTTGAACAACTTCAAGTTGGAATTCTTGTATTGGTTTTTGTAATCTCTTATCAGTTACTAGTCCAATTGGTTTGAACTTATCACCAACAGCAAATGAATATCCAGATCTGGCAACATTAAATTCAGAAATCTCAAACATACTTCTAGCAACTCCAACATTAGTTGTTGCTGCACCTACATTAAGATTTAATAGTAAATTTCTACCAGTATCTTCTGTCTTACCAACACCTAATCTAGAAACACCAACAATAGGCATATTTTCGTAAACTGGTTCTGGTGTTGAAACTTCAGGATTAACGTATCTTGCACCTTGATTAGTGATAGTAAATTCTAAAGAACCACCAGTACCAGCAGGAGATTTGCCTACTTGTAATCTCATACTGTTTATTGTTACTCTACCAACTGGTAAATCTGTATTATATGCTGGATCAGTTACTCTAGGATATGGATGAACTGTTTGATAGACATCCTGAGCACATTTGAATACTAAAGATCCTGTTGTAATTCCAACATTAGCATTTGATTTCTGGATACAGTTAGTTACAGTTTTTCCAGGTACAAATGTATGTGTAAATTGAGATAATGATGGACTTGGATTTACATTAACTTTGAATGTGTTAGTTGTTACTGCGTAAATTGAAAGCCATTTTCCACTTGCATAATCAGTTGGTCTTGGATATCTGTGTTCTGTTTGATTGTTATCCTTTGTGCAAGTGAATGTTAAACCATAATCTTCAATTAAGATTTTATCTCCTATAGAATATCCGTGTCCTGCTTTGGTTAGAGTTAGATTTCCAGTGTTCTTAACATAAGAAGCGTTTGTTGGTGTTGTGAGAGATGCACCAGGAATACCATGATTATTACTAATAACAATCAACTCTCCAGTTGAAGGATCGTAAGTTGCATTGCTTGCAGTTGTAGTTCCGTATGAAACAGTAACACCTTCTTGTTGATGTGGAGCACCAACATTAACAGTTACAGTAGTTCCAGTTACAGCACTAATTGCTAATGCTGT